AAATGGGTCAGTAAGGTTGACCAATTTTGTAACAATTGTAACAGCATATAGTATAAAAAAAGGGGGGTACTATATTTTTTTTTTTTTAAACAGGGGGGGGGGTAACCCGTTACATGTGTTACAATTTCAATTATTGGCTATTTTACTAGCTTATTTAAGCAAATTAGGTGTTACAATTCTGTTACAAGCTGTTACAAAATGCAATTATGTAAGTAAAATCAACGTTTTTAGGTGTTACAATTCCCAACGCGAGATGACTTTTTTATTTTTTTTAAAAAAAATACACATACCCCTTAAAATATACTATACAAAAATATGACTCGTAAGAAATCTAAATATAAAAACTGTGTAATAAACAGAAAAAGATATTATTTCTGTAAAATTACGTGGCTAGATATTTTAGGTGACAGCGGGCACGCTGATTCAAATGAGTTTAATGAAATGAAACCCGCCGAGATGATTACACATGCTTATGTATTTTATAGTGATTCTAAAGTAGTTAAAACGTTTGCAAGTTATGATGCACATTTTGAATCTTTTAGTGATAGAAATGTATTTCCTAAAGGTTGTATTAAAAAAATAGAAAAAATATTAATCTAATGGTTTATCTTGTTTTTGGATTTCTGGGTTTTTTACTTTTTCTTTTAACTCTTCAAATTCTACACCTTCTAGTATTGGAGAATAATCGTCTATTATTTGTTTCATTCTGTTTTCTAATTCTTCTGTTGATAAGTCTTCTAGTTTACCGGTTCTTATTATCTTCTGCTCTATATACAGACCTGCAGCCTTACCTCGTGCAACTTCTGCATTAACTGCAGCTGACCACGCTTTCTTATCTCTAGCTTCATCTCTAAGCTTACCTAATTCTGATATGTGATTACCGAATGTGACTTCATATTGTTTCTGCCACTCTTCGCGTAACTCACCTATGTATTTTACTACTAGTGGAAATAGTTTTGGATTTTGTAATTTACTTGCAGCCTGACGCGCTGAATCTTTTGCATAACCTGCTTCGATTGCACATTGTGTAGCTGTCTTCCTACCTTGTTCAGATATAAGGAGATTAGCAAATTTAATCTGTTGTTCAGTTAGCTTCTTGGGTAGTCCCATCTTCTTCCTCTAATATTTTCTTTTCTTCTTCATAGCCTTCCATCAATAGGTCTGATGTGGTTTTTTCTTTCTTACCGAAGATTCTGTCAAAGTTTTTTTTGTATAAATCGTTTGATGGTCTTGATCTACCATCCCATTTTTCTTTTTTCATAGTCTTGCTTTTTAACACAACAATGATATAAAAGCAACTGTAGTTAGTTTTAAACATGCTAGCTATCTTTGAATTGATGGCGCTCTCTCCGTGTTGAGCGCCATGAATATGAAATTATGGTAAGTGGAAAAGCATTAAGACAGATATTAGATAAGATGATGAAATCACCTGTAGCTCAAGAAGCTAGGGTTCAAGTTCGTCTTCCTGATGGACAACATTTTGATATTACTTCTTTACAATTGATGGAAAATAAATTATTGGGAGCTAGAGAAACTCACCGACTTGTTATGACTATCAAGCCAGAAACATGGAAAATGGGTAGTGTAATTAAAAAAATATAACGCACCTGTTAACCTAAAAATTAAGTGAAACCAGAGACTAAATTTTATGGAAATGTTAAGAAAAATATTACTCAAATATCCTGGATTAGGATTGAAAACCTTGCTGTTCCTGGTACTCCCGATCTATTGGGTTATAATAATAATGGCGTCTTTTTCACTGTTGAGCTGAAATATACAAAAACAAACAAGATAACATTTTCTCCACACCAAATAGCCTTCCATGTGAAGCATCCACACAATACATTTATCTTAGTTCTTGATGCCAGATGCCTGACTCCTAAACTTTATGAGGGCTCAAGAATCCGGGAGCTTGTTGCTTGTGGCTTGAAGCTTGAGGCTTGTGCCTCGGGTTATGAATCCTGCTCCGGGGTTTTTGAATCGCTTGGTGCTTGAGGCTTGCTGCTTGAAGCTTGTGGCTTGGCGCTTGATGCTTGTTGCTTGAGCTTCTCTTCTTTCTGAAATTTTTTCGCGCGCTGGCGCATCTCTTCGTAATACTTAGGGTGCTTGAATACGTGCATTAGTGTTTACCATATGCAACGTTGCTAACAGATCCGTCCCAGCAAGCTCGGCAATCGCCGCATTCATTATTTTGATCAGGTGCTGGACATGTTCTACCTGCTCCGGTTACTACCGTCGACGTGTTGGCCCAGTTGCCTGAAGCCGGCTGGTCAATCATTGGTATAGAAAATCTTAGAGTCAAGTTACTAGGGACCGCGCTCAAGTATTTGCTGGTCCAGGCTTCTCTAGTTGGTAACCAGTGACTGGTCTCAGGTGTTAGTTTAGCAACAGCGAATATTTTCAGTAGGTGCTCTTCATCCTGGACGTCGCCGGAATCGTGCCATCTAAAATATTTTGATTTTTTAGAATTGATTAACAGCGCCATTGCTCCAGTCCATAGCGGTGAGCGAATAGCCGCCAGCCTTCTGTATTGAGCTGCTTGTACAACTGGAAATACATAGCAACCTTTTAAAGCATAGCAACCTGAGCAAACTGTATTGTCCTGCTGCGCGAGCTTCGATCCAGTCTTGCATTCTTTTGCTGGTAGACCGTAGGCCCATCCAGGCATCTTAGAAGGTTTTGAAAGTCCTCCAACTATTTTTAGTGCTTCTTGTGTATTCATAATTATATCTTTCTGTTGAATCTATTTTTAACACGGGTCCCGGGTTTGTGCAAGTTTTTTTGAATCGCTTGAGGCTTGACGCTTGAGGCTTGCCGCTTGTTGCTTAACTCTTTAAAAAACTTTTCACAGCTCCTGAGATATGCATCCGGCAGCTGGTCATGCGGCCGAATAAAATAGTGTGTTAAATCATTTTTAAATATTTTCATAACTTTCTCCTTTATAATCCTATATCATAGATCTTGCTGCCAGTCAAGCTTTTGCTTGACGCTTGACGCTTGATGCTGGCCCACTGAAGCCGTCCGGTCATAGCGGGCCAAAAAACAATGATCAGTCACTATGCTACGCGGGGAGTTGACGCCCTGTCCTTCAGTCAACATTCGGGGTACCCTTAAGCGTCCGCCGTGTTATAGTGTTTACTCTCACAGTCAATAATGACTGATCCCAGATCCAATGAAGGTAGAGGATGGTTATGAAGCACCCGTTCAACATTGGATCAGGGATCAGCACCCCAACGAAGACGGCTTAGCTAAAGCGGTGTGACGTGGGGTGATCCCAATTAATTAACTAACTCCTATATAATCCTATTGACAAAGATTGTCAATAGTATAAAACAAAAAAATAAAAATAATTAACAGAAAGGTCAAAATGACAAAAATAAGAATGAATACTGAACTACGAAATAAGTTGTTCAATAAAATGAAAGATGTTTTTGAAAATGAAGATACTCAAGAACGAGAGGCATTTCTTCAAGCAAGAGAGAGTGTAGATCATCACTATAAATATGCAAGTGAACTTGCAAAGTTAGTTGTTGAAAGAGCATATCCAACAGAAGATGTTGCAACTTTAAGACACTTTAAAAAGAAATATGGAAACCCCTGTGATGTTGTTGCAAAAGATAAATGTTTTTATTTTGCACATTCAGAAGATAAAGACGAGGACGGGGATATAAAAGAAACTAAATCACATTTTGATTTTGGTTTGTTTGGTAATCTAAATGGTAGTGAGTATAGTAGTGATGACGGAAGAAAATTTGCAGTTGCATATTATAGAGAAGAACTAAAAGCTATGGATTGCAACCCAGATATTTATGCACAACAATCCGAGAACAAGGACAACCCACACAAAACAAAACATGTGGACGCGTGTATGAAAGCACTCGGACATAGTGGTAATACTTATAATAATGGCGACAATACAGGTATGACTAAAACATTTGATGAACCATACTATCTTGATGTCATTGGAACTTCTTACTGTCGTTCACGTGCTATTGCTTGTACCAAAGATGAATACGAACAATTTGAGGCATGGCGAATTGCAAAAGGCAATCTGGTATCTAAACACCAAACATGGATTGATACAATTCAAAAACAATGCGATCAGTTAAAAATTGGATTGAAAGCATATCGTTATTTGAGTGAGGGTATTGAACTTGCTAACGAGTTAGGTATTCAAGTTGATGAGGCAGAATTAATTAGAACTAACTCAACAGGTTTGACAATCTACAATCCGAGCAATTTGGCTAGTATGATTAAGGGTATGAAGAACAAACAACAATCAAGAGAGGCGAAAATATTGGCAAGAAAAAAATATGAAGAAAGCGTAAATTAAGTTTGACAATTATGGGACTTTCCTATAAGATAGTCCCATAACAGAAAGGTATATATGATAAAAGATAAAACATTTAGAATAACTTATAAAAAATCAAATGGCGAAACTATAACAAGGTTTGGAAAGTTTGATGACAAATGCAGATATTGGACTAGTAAAGTTGGTAGTGCATTAATCACTTATTTTGATTTAGACAAACAAGGTTATAGAACTGCCAAAGGCAAATGGGAAGTGAGGTACTAATGGCACAACAGAACGAAGAACATTTAGAAGTGATAAGTAGAAACAAGGCGAAAGCTTACGAAGAACAAAAGTCCATGCGTCAAGAATTAATTGATTGGATTAATAGTTGTAGCGCAATGCACATGCAAGAACTTCATTCAGAAATGAGAAGAATGAAAAGGAGTTGGAATGCCGAATAAACATTTTTGCCAAGGACCTAATTGCCATACACATGTTACACAAGATAGATTTCTAAAATCGCGTGGTGTAATTCGTGGAAGATATGCATACTGCAACATGGACAATCAAAATTGGTATTCGGGCTCAGATAAATATTTCTGTAGTCAAGCATGTAAGTTTGATTGGTTATCATTGAACATGGAAAACATTGAACATGGTCGACCGATAGAGTTTATCAGACACAGACGAGAGAGCCAAGGTTATGCCAAGGTCAAGAACGATGAGTCAAGGTGGGGTCCAGAATATTCTATTCAAAGGGTTGACAATGGACAGCTTATAGAGTAGGATTATCCTATAACGAAAGGAAATATATGACACAAACAAACACAGACAACAGAACAGAAGAACGTAAGAATAGATTTACCGGCGAGTCTATTATGCTTACAAAAGAAGAGGCGAGAAGACATGACTGTATTTTCTTAGCTGAAGTAATGGCAACGTTGGACGATAAGAAAGTCGGACACGGTGCGTCCAAGCATTGGGATATAATGCGTGAACACTTGAATTGGTTTCGTGAACATAACGCGAAAGCATATATGGTTCTACTAGACTAGAACCAACCTTTCTTGCCCTGGTCCCTCAATAGAGGTACCAGGGCGCTCCCTAAATTTGAATTTTTTTTATTATTAATATATAGATATGTATATAAAGGGGTCCCAGAGTTACGCATTTATTGCGAGTTTTATATACTTAAAGGCTTAAAATACTTTTGGACTTTTAAAATTAAAGCTGTAAAAATTTTTTAGAAAATTTTTTTGAATGAAATATGGATATAGAGAAGTTAAAAAAGTTTGAGAAACTACCACCTGATGTAAAAAGACAATTAGCTTTGTATATGGCTAAATGGAAAGATAAGAAAAAAGAAGCTGATATCAGAGATGACTTCATGGCTTTTGTTAAACACGTCTGGCCAGATTTTATTGAAGGATCACACCACAAACAAGTTGCTAAAAAATTTAATGATATAGCAACTGGTAAAGTTAAACGTGTTATAATTAATATGGCTCCTAGACATACAAAGTCTGAGTTTGCATCTTATCTATTACCTGCGTGGATGGTAGGTCGTAATCCTAAATTAAAAATTATTCAATCAACTAACACAACTGAATTATCTGTGAGGTTTGGTCGTAAAGCAAAACAACTTA